GAGATGACTCTTGCGGATACAGCAGCATGTTATTTGTTCCGAGCGTTACGTCGGGAGTGCTGCCGTCTGCAGGCATCGTCAATACGGAGAACGTCTGATTGTTGAGTATTTGCGTTAAGAGGCTGCACAGATGATACACATGGTAGTTTGTCTGTACAATACTCAAAAACTCGGCAGGCGGTAAAATGTCCGTCTTTTTGGAGCTTCTACCAAACCACTGAACAACAGGAATGCGGCCAATGTTATGTGTGCCGCCCTTAATTTGGTTTCCGTTTTCGTCTAAGACCTGCCAATTCGTCGGAGTCCATATGTAATATCGTGTTTGTTTCTTTCGGTCAGCGTCGTAAATAACGTCCTTGTATGCAAACTTGATTAATATTCCCTTCTCATCAAATTGCCAGTCCGTAATGTGATGCGGCTCAACAGCAGTCAAATACGGTAAAGCTCGATTCTTGACGTTATCGGCCACCGATTCGCCGAACTCCACCACGTTGTTCACGATGATATACATAACGCCGTACAGCTTAGCTAGAGTCGCTTGCTGACGTATATATTCTTGTAAGCTCGTACCCTTGCGGTCGACATCTTCTAGGAACACCTTGAACTTCTCCGTATCTTTGTATTCACGCTTGATTGTATCCCTAAATATCGGATCTACCGACGCATTCACGATAGGACCGGTATAGTTCAGGTAGTAAGCCAGTTTCTTGCGAAAGGCGTAATTCGGTGTGCTTTCCCTCGGATGACGAACCAGGCCACGCCCAACAGAGAACAGCCCTGTACCGTAATATGCGTCTTTTAATAGCTTATAGCCATACAGTTTTTCAGAGTCCATATTTTTGCTCCTTAATAAATATTGACGTGTGCCGCTTTAATCTGCGGTGCGTTTATCTTCTCAGCAATGCCCGTCGTTGCATCCGGTGCATCATCGTGTGCGTTTTTACCTTCTCGCTGATAACGAGTCATTGCCCTGTAATACTCAGGCCATCGGTCTTTCCAGTTGGTCGGAAAATAGATGTGTTCCATGACCCACGTTGAATTGGAAAGTATTCGTGCCGCCTTATTCTTTGTCTGTGCGAACGTATTAATGACCGTCTTGTTCGACTTATACGTGTCTTGTAATATCCGTCGTACCTGCCTTGCAAACCCTCGGCCGCCGTTGTTTGATTCAAAATCGGCCACGTTCACGCCGTTATGGTATAACATGGACGCTGTTGCCGGCTCTGTTTCTTCCATAGCGTCCTTCGTATATAGAAGGTCAAGCACATAAGCCTCGCCGTTGTACACGCCGTACACAATAGAACAAAGGTAATCGGATCCTGTATCAGCCGTATCCGTGTAGTTTCGAATAGCCGTAAATAGCGGATTGCCGTTTGTATCTACCGGGATGCGGTCATACGTCTTAAAGCTAGAGTATAACTGCCCCTTAAGGTCTATCGGCTCTTGCTGATAGTTGGCACTGGCGATGTCGGCACCCATGGCCCTCACTTTCTCTTCATAACTACGCCGTGACAATATTTCGTCACACAACATACTGCCGTCCGGCTGTAACGCTTTCATTGTGATAACCTTGGCCGCTTCGCCGAAATGCTCAATCGCTCGGCCGGCAAGGTCGTCGCTCGCCCAACGGGTCATAATGATGAGTATCTTGCCGCCTTCTTCAAGACGGGACAACATAGTATTCGTGAACCACAGCCAGGCCTTTTCCTTCGCTGTCTCGTTGTATGCTTCCTCGGCGTTCTTTATGATGTCGTCGATAATAAGTAGCGAGCAGCCAAAGCCGGTTGCCGTCCCTGACGGAGACGTGGCCAAGTATGAATTGTAGCCACCGTCAAGAGACCACATATCCATGGCTGCGTCACCACGTTTTATACGGACGTTCGGGAATATATCGGAGTAAACCGTGATATTCTCATCAGCCTTAATCTCTTGGATCGCATTTCGAACATTCTTAGCAAAGGTTGCTGAAAGAATATTGTTATACGACCCCGTCATTATCTTTTCGGCCGGGTTACGACCAAGGACCCACTCGACAAATAAACTCGCCGTGCGGCTCTTTCCATGTCGAGGTGGTTCGTTAATAATAAGCACTTTAGCTTTCTCATCTTCATAGAACGACTGCAACGCCTCACATAGCTCAACAAGATACCGTCGTTCAGGCTTATAGAAATCAGAAGCCATTAAATTGCAAAAATAAAAGAACTCACGTCGTGCGAGTTCTCGTTTTGCTTGCCGTTTAATACGCTCGTCAATCATTGCCTATCAGCTTCTTTATATCTTCTGACTTAACGCCATCAAAGGGATTGTTTTCAATCTTTGCTTGCATATCGACGTTCTTGACGTCTCTCCATAAGTCAGGCCGTCTGTTCTTCAACCAGAAGATTTGCGCTGTAACGTCTGGCCTTTCACGCTTAGTTACAACCTTCGTCACAGCAAGTCCTAGCGGTTCGCCGTTAGGGGCATACGTCATTTCTTTCGTAACCTCGTTATACTCATACCCCATAGCTCGTTTAAGCAGCGCATTTTCCACCTCAATATCAACGACTTCCTTACCTCTTTTTAAGGCGTCAGAAAAGTCAGGGTATTTCTTCTTCCAGGAATACAAAGTGTCTCGACTAATACCGATATGAGCCGCTATTTCAGCGTCGGTTGCCCCGTCACGAGTCCAAGCCTGTAACCGCAAAAGATTATCAGGCTGAAGCCACTGTACATATTTACCTTTTGCCATTACAGACTCACCTCCTTTGGGTGCCGTATTTGGAACGATTCATAACGTGTTTGGCTGCAACGAAACATTTACATGTGCCGGTCCCGCCGATATGTATTTTGTTAGCAGAGCAAAATCCTTTAGAGTTGTTCAGGCAAGAACGACGGCAGCATTGAATTTCCGTTTTACACGTCATAAAGCCTCCAAATACAGGCACCTTTATATCTATGCTATTTTATTGTCAAAACTACTTTTTATTTTGACAAATTAGAATAGATACACGATATGTTGATTTTTCTTTTCTTTAAGTTTGAAACCAACTAGATATAGTATTTTTACTAGCAATCAATAGTTTTTGCGACACTTTACAATCCTTAAAATAAAATATATATTAAGGGTGAATTTCGAATCCCATGACAGCCTAAGTCAACAGCGTACGATTTAGGCAAGACGAAGAATATATTTTCTCTGCGTCTAGGTCTCGTGGGAAATAACCCTGCGGCATAGTGTCGTGGGGTTATTTCTTTATTACGCAATCATTCTGTATTTTATAAACATGTATGCTATACTTTTTCTGTGTGGCGCCACACCTCAAATTCAACTTCAATTTAATTGAAAGCGAGGTGAATGTCATGGCAGATTCGAAATTCAAAGGATTTGTAATTTTCCGTGCATGGGTAACAAATCCGAAGACCGGTAAACGCCTGTACGCCCGTGATTATGGGAAACGTGCATGGCCGATTTATATTCCGGTCGGCAAGAAGAAAAAATAGTCTTGCCAAGACCACACAACCGGTCATTAGGGTCGCTCCCTATTGGCTAAAGAAAAGCTCTACTTCGGTAGGGCTTTTTCTTTTTTACGGCAAAGGCGACGCCCTAACGGACGCCGCCTCGGCTGCAAATAAAACTACTTGTGATTAAGTGCGTAGCATTTTCCGCACTTTTTACTTCTACATCATATCATGTCAAGAGGGTAACATTTAATCAACCCCCTCGAAAATTTTTTGAAAGTTTTTCAAGGCTCTATAAAACAACTGCCATGTACCTTGCCATGTAATCTCCATTTTTACAGCAATGACTTCCCACTTTTCATTTTGTAAAAATCTACGGGTCAATACCTCTTGTTGTTTCGCACTTTCAAGCTTTGATATAAGGGCCTTCGCTTGTTCACGCATTTCTATCAGCTCATCCCACTCACGATTAGTATCACGAATAAGTTCGTCCAGGCGGGCAATCTTGTCGGACACGTCAATGGGACTACCACCGGTGATTTTATCTTTAGCGTAATCGAGGGCTTGAAGGCTACATATATCATGCTGAAGCTGAGCGATCCGTTCTTCTTTCATTCGTAGCCGTATCTCTAGACTGCGAACGTATTCAAGATACTCCTTCGCATTCATGCTGTACCTCCATAATGTGTCGCCCGATCTCTTCCACGACGTTCACCGTAACCGCATTCCCGGCTTGCTTGTAAAGTTGCGTTTCGGAGTTGACGGCAGCCGCTCTGTCGAACTGTTCATCTGTAAATCCTTGTAGCCTGAAACATTCTTTCGGCGTTAATCGGCGTATGCGAATCGGCTCGTCAGACTCTAGCACCCCGCTGCACTCTGCCGGCCGGTTCGGTTGTCCTTTGTGATACCTGGCTAGCAAAGCTCTGGCTGTATCAGTTGTCTGCACACTGCCTTTTTTATTAATGTCCACGAATGTGTATAGCCCCGTCTTTGCTCCGCAACCGCCGCCCTGGCTTGAGAGTGTGCAAGAGATTTTATTTCCGTCATACACTCGTTCACCTTGACTACCGCCTACAACCTGTCTAAGAGCTGCCGTACTTTCTCGTCTGACAGGTAGTAACGGCTGTCCGGTCGGCTCTCCATGATATCCAACAATGTAGGCACGTTCTCGGTTCTGAGGCACTCCGTAATCTTTCGAGTTGTAAACGCGCCATTCAACAGTGTACCCTCGCCCCCCCATTTCAGTGAGAACTTCAAAGAATCCTCGTCCTCCGTCAATAGATAGCAGATTTTTAACGTTCTCACAGATAAGCCATTCGGGTCGATTTTCTTCCGCTTCGTCAACGAGACGCATAATCTCATAAAAGAGTCCGGACCTTGTTCCCCGTTTAATTCCTTTTTGCTTCCCGGCGATTGAGACGTCTTGGCACGGGAACCCAAATGTCCACAAATCGGCTTTCGGCACGTCCCACCCTCTAACTTTTCTGACATCATCTGCAAACCACAACCTTTCTGTATCGTATATTGCTCTATAGCTCTTTTGTGCGAATTTATCGAATTCACACCAGCCTATGCACTTCATCCCGGCTTTCTCTAGTCCGGAGTGAAAGCCACCTATGCCGGCGAAAAAATCTATGAACTTCATGCCGTACCTCCTACTCCTCGAGATAACTATACGCTCGGTCGAGCTCTCGAAATGCCGTATCAATCGCACTAAGCGCCATGTCTTTGCAGTCCATATCCATTTCGCTATCTCTGTACACGGCCTCACGGACTTTTGCTAAATCCGCAGATATATTAGCCAATAGCACGGCAGCGTCTTCCGGGTCAACTTGTCCGTTAATAGGGTTTCTTGCGATATTAGTCATTATGATTCTCCTTTCAGTGTCGTTTGTTGTAGTTCTTTTTGCGGTAAGATATTGCCGCAGTCAACTAAGGCTTTCATTTTCTTTAGCAACTTAACCAGAGATTCTCCGTAATCAGCCAGCGGCTCCTTGATTTGGTTATATTCTTCCTGGCTTTTGAATCCGTCCTTACCGATAACAGGACGAATGACATACCCAAATCGGTCATCGGGGATAAGCACACAGCCACGACCACGAAGAAAACAAAGCACATCGGCAAGTTCAGAATTAATGAAGGCGGCATGTAGGAATAGCCATACCCACAGCTTGCTGTCTTCAGGGTGCTTTTTCTCGTAATCGTCATGGTATTCTTCAATCGGCCAGTTCTTAGGATTACGAGCGTCCTCTACTTTACGTACAAGACGTTCGACGAGGTTCTTAATTTCAGGATCCCGCCGAAGCAAATCAAACTGGGGATGTTCCATTTCATTTAGAATCTCTTTGAAGGCACTTCTGGCTCGTTTTACGACCTCTTGATTAGCCATTGGTAAGTTCCTCTATCTCAATATAAAGTCCGGGCTTATCAAGGTAAAATTTTTGAATTTCTTCACAAGCGACAAGAGCATCGTCTGTCCAAAAGCCCAAATCCGTCATCACATCTTTTAAGAGCTTCACCAAATTGTCCGTATCGGGCTTTGTTGTTTTCCAGCTCTTTACAGGATGAGCGGTAGTCGCTAAATATATCCACGTCGTCGAAAGCCTTACAGGACCCGCAAACGGAGCGTTAGGAGCGTAAGTGGCAAGGGCTGCCATAAACTTCTGGCGGGCGTCTTTTACGTTCTGAGGCTCGTACACGACAGGCTTACCGTTTACTACCATAATTTTCTTTTCCTGGTGAGTCGCCGACGGAATCATCATCGGCAAGAAAAACTTTAATTTCATTGCATACTCCTTTCTTACTTCAACGCCGAGGGCGCTTATTGTCCTGTCAGACGGACAAAGGGTGTTAAGGGAAACGGCAACGTCAAAGCCGTTTTCCAACCCTTTGTTCGTCCCATGACAATTGCGGACATTTATACATCGGGACATTTCTATATATATAGTTGAAATGTCCCGATTTTTGTCCCGATATTTATGCATATGCGGCGTTTTAGGTGAATAATTATTCAATGCTATTTCTCTCTACTTTACCGTTTTTTACGGTGAATTCTTCCGAGCTGTTGATATCTCTTCGAAGGGTTTTAGGACTGATATCAAGATACTCCGCCATATCGTCAATAGTGACCTCGCCTGAGATGAGGCACGCATTGTATGCCGACTCAAGGTTCTGGATTCGGGACTGTTTCTGTTTTTGCCGAGTGCGTTGTCCTTTCTCGTTGAGCTTCATCTCGACGTCCAGCTTAATCGTCTCTAGCGTTCCTGTATCGTCAATACGGTGAACGGGATAATCGAACCACACGTTTACCGGCCTAAACGAAGCGTACTCACGAAGCGTCCCTTCGATACGCCAAGCCGAACGAGAGGAACCGACTTGTTCAGCGTCAAGCTCAATCATATCGAGGAGTGCGTCGGCGTCACGGCCGAATACGCCTGACCCAGAGGCTCTGTCAATAGCTCGTTTGCCGCCTTGAGCGCCTTTTGAATGATGATGACAATAAATGACCGAGCAATTAAGCTCCGTTGCGATACGGTCGAACTGATTGCAAAAATGAGCCATTTGTTCAGCGCTGTTCTCATCACCTGTAATGACCTTGTAAATCGGGTCGATGATAATCGCCGTATATTCCTGTTTAACGGCTCTCCTAATGAGTTTCGGAGCGAGCTTATCCATAGGCAAAGATTTTCCTCTAAGATTCCATATGTCGATATTAGAAAGGCTGCGGGCTTCCCAGCCAAGTTCTGTGTACACGTCTTTAAATCGATGTAGGCAAGAGGCGGCGTCAAGCTCCAGATTCACATACAG